TGAAACCATTAAGCTCATCCGCTTTGGTGAGCAGGGAGCATCCACAGCAGGCAGGCCTAAAGAGGGTGAATCTGATCGCATGAAGGCTAAGCGTAAGAGCTTTAAGGCTAGACACGGTAAGAACATAGCTAAGGGTAAGATGAGTGCAGCCTATTGGGCCGATAAGGCTAAGTGGTAGAGTAGTAAAGAGGCGTTTAGTATGTATAGTAAGATTTTCAGTAATCAGATAAGTCAACTTAAGTCTGAGGGTAATTACAGAGTGTTCACTGAGGTAGATCGTGACCGTGGGAAGTTCCCGTGGGCTGACAGGTTCAGTAGTACTGGTAAGTCCTCTGAGGTAACTATCTGGTGTTCTAATGACTACCTTGGTATGGGTCAACACCCTAAGGTTCTAGAGGCCATGCACTCTGCTATAGACAGTAGTGGTGCTGGTGCGGGTGGTACTCGTAACATCTCTGGTAATACTAGGTATCATGTGGAGCTAGAAGGAGAGCTTGCTGACTTACACAACAAAGAGTCTTCTCTCCTGTTTACCTCTGGTTACGTTTCTAACTGGGCTGCTATAAGCACCCTTGCTAGTCGTATACCAAACTGTTTGATACTCTCTGATGAGAATAACCATGCCTCCATGATTGAAGGTATTAGACACTCTAAGGCTGATAGACAGATATGGAAACATAATGACTTAGAAGATCTAGAGTCTCTACTAGCAGCACAACCTTACGACAGGCCTAAGTTAATTGCCTTTGAAAGCATCTACTCTATGGACGGAGATATTGCCCCTATTGAGGCTATCTGTGACCTAGCAGACAAGTACAACGCTATGACCTACCTTGATGAAGTACACGCAGTAGGCATGTATGGACCTCGTGGTGGAGGAGTTAGCGATAGAGACGGTCTGTCCCACAGAGTTGACATCATTGAAGGAACCCTCGGTAAGGCCTACGGTGTTATGGGAGGCTATATTACAGGCACAAAGCTGCTCTGTGATTTTATTCGTTCCTTCTCTAGTGGCTTTATCTTTACGACAGCCCTACCTCCTGCTATTGTTGCTGGTGCTACTGCGTCTATTAGACACCTGAAGACCTCCAACGTAGAACGTATAGGACAACAGGCCCAAGTAAAGCAACTGAGGTCTCGTCTTGATGATCTTGGTATACCCCACCTACGGAACGAGAGCCATATTGTCCCTGTGATGATAAAGGACCCCGTCAAGTGTAAACTTATCGGTGATCTGCTTATTGAGAAGTTTGGCATCTACGTACAGCCAATTAACTACCCAACAGTACCAAAGGGTACAGAACGCTTAAGGTTTACACCCTCCCCTTTGCATACTAACGAAGATATTGAACATCTAGTTTATGCCTTAGACTCTCTTTGGGGACAGTGTGGATATAACCCAGAGTCAGAGTAAGAGATAAAATGTCAGAGATAGTTTTGCATGAAGGCCAGTCAGAAGTAATAACAGATTTATTCATAGAAGAAGAAACACGCTATGCTGTAGTTAACGCTAGTCGTGGTTTTGGGAAGTCCTACCTCGCTGCCTGTGCCGCTGTTATAGCTGTACAAGAGCTTATGGAGTTAGACGAAGAAGTACCAAACAAGAACGTGGCAATCATTGCCCCTACCTATGCTCAGGCTGTTGACATCTACTATCCACTGTTAGCCTATCAGTTAGGTATGGAAGAACACGCCATTAAAGCCTCTAGAGTGGCTGGCACCTTCTGGTTCCCTAGGAACGTACAACTAAAGATTTGGTCGTATGAGGCTAGTGAACGTATGCGGGGTACTGGTCAGTACTTTGTGGTGGCTGATGAGGTATGCTCTTGGCGGGGTGCAGGCACAAGCTTGAAAGAGTCTTGGGAGTCTGTTATTCAGCCTTGTATTGCTACCCGTTGGTCTAAACAGAACGCAGATAAGTTCGGGGCTAAACCGGGCAAGGCTCTTATCATTAGTACACCCCTAGGGTATAACTACTTCTATGAGATGTACAACAGACAGGATGCCGACTCCCAGTGGAAGTCCTACACCTATACCTACACCGACTCTCCCTTTCTCGATGCTGAAGAGATTGACAGAGTTAAACTAACCCTAGACCCTCTGAAGTTTGCTAGAGAATACACAGCTAGCTTTGAGGACTCTGGTAATACTGTGTTCTATACGTTTAACCGTAAAGAGCATATTGACAAAGACCTACCTACCTTTGAGACAGGAGAGGATGTTCATGTTGCTATCGACTTTAACGTTGGCATTATGGCCTCCTGTATCTTTGCACTAAGAGGCAATCAGATACACATTATAGATGAGATGCAGGGACACCCCGATACAGAGACTCTAGCTAGAACGCTAGCAAGTAAGTATAGTGGACACCGCATTATCTCTTACCCTGACCCTAGTGGGAAGGCTAGGAAGTCCTCTGCTGCTGTTGGACGTACAGACTTTAGCATACTACAGTCTGAAGGCATACAGACCAGAGCACACAGTAAGGCACCTCCTATTATCGATAGTGTAGCAGCTGTCAACAAGAAGTTTAAGAACGCCAATGGGGATATCGACATGTATATTCACCCGCGTTGTGTAAATACAATAAAATCAATAGAACGTACCGCTTGGGTAGAGAGCAATCCGGATACAGCAACTATTTGCAAGAAGGAAGGTGTAGAACACTGGACTGATGGCCTACGTTATGCTGTCGAATATTTGTTCCCCGTGCGTGGAGGTTCTAAAGTAACCACTAGAGGCTTCGGCTTCTAAGAAAGGAAATCTAATGATCTTTGCACGTATCTCGGCTAAGGCTATGTCCTTGGGCCAGAAGAGGGCATTAAAAAAGGCTGTTAAGGCCTCTGCCCTCGCTCGAAAGACTGCGGCAGTAAACACTAAGCGATTATCCAGCTCTGTTAAGGTAAACGCTAACTTACAAAAAGTATTAGCTAGGCGTAACTCCGCCTTTTCTAAAATAACTAGTCAGAAGATTGCATCTAAACAGTCTGCCTTGGCTAAAGAGGCCGCTTCGGCAAATCTTCTTGATGCCTCTACTAAAAGGTACTTCCTTAAGGGAGCCAAAAAGAGAGCTGCCGCCTTAAAGAAATTCGAGGACCTATCTAAGCAAGCGATGCTGCAACCCAACACCTCGGTGAAAGAGGTTCTGAAGCTGGCCACCTTAGACAATGAGGTAGAGAAGCTAACTAAGTTTTATGCCAAGCTTGCCATCCCTATGACCACTAGACAGGTCGGTAGGCGTCAACTTGCCAATAAGGCTGCAGGTGTTGTTGCAACGGGGGCTGTGGCTTATACTGGTCTAACGTATGCTAAGACCAAGTTTACTAAGCCTAAGAAGGCCTAACAGAAAAAAAATAGGCCCTGTGAGGGTCGAATAAAGGAATAAAACTATGGCTGAAACACTATCATTTCGTCAAAAAGCTGCGCTTAAAATTGCACAGGCTAAATCGGCAGCCAAGCGTAAACTCAAGTCAGGGAAATCTTCTATTAAGATGAAGTTCCAAAAGGCTGGTGGAAACCGCCTGAAGGTAAAACTGAAGGTAGGCGCTAAGAAGATGCTTTCCAAGGGCAAGGCCTCTGTCAAGGCTGGCGTCAAGTCCGTAAAGAAGGCCACTGGCCCAACCAACCGCCTACGTGTAAAACAGAAGGTGGGCAAGGTCGTTCGTAAAGTCACGGGCAAGACTAAAACAGGTAGCTCCGCCAACCAAACAAATAAGAAGGGCGCGGCAAGCAGTCAAAAGACACCTGTTACGAAGTCACAACGCTCCGCCTTCAAAGCGCGCCGCACTGTGTCCGGACTAGCCAAATACAAGAACAGACTAAAGAAGAAGTCTAAAGGTAACCCTACTAGCTCGTCTGGTAAGGTTTATAATAATCCTAAGTTCTCTCTTCCTCACAAGACTGCGAAGAAGAAGCCAGCTATCAGTACTGAGCTTCCCCACAAGAATAGGAAGAAGTAAACACTATATAGCTTGCTGCGTAGCCCTTCGGGGCTGCGTAACACAACGAGTCTCTGACAAGACTTAATAATAACCCTTAATCACTCAACCGAGGCTCGGTGAAGGAGACACTATGGCGCGAAGTCGTATTACAGACACAGACCGAAAAGACTTAATAACAGACGCAGGGAGTGTTCTCTTTTCTTTAGTTAAAGGAGAGCAACTAGAGTTCCCAGTGACCTTAAACTTTGTTGCAGATGCCACAAACAACTATGTGTATGAGGCCGTACTAGTAGAAGCAGCTAACGTAGCTAATCAAACAGCCAAACCCAAGTCCATTCTTGCAGCTGGTGTTCAAACCACTATCACAGTAAGGGTGCCAACTAACAGAGGGGCGTGGCAGGCAGTCCAAGCCTATAACCGGGAAGAGATTGTTTCCTATAATAGTAAGTACTA